GGCTCGATGCACGTGAAGACAATCGAATTTGATGAGCTTAAAGACATAGAATATTTCCACACATCAAATGGCTAACCACGATATTCGAAATTGGTTGGAACACGGTCCCGCCCCGACCATAGAAGCGCCACCACCGAAGCGACAACGCGTCGAGGAAGACGTCGAGGAAGACAAGACCAATGCCCTCATTTACGAATGGAGACTAGATCGTATTGACCCCGAGCATCCGCTCTTCGATACCTGTTACTTTGGACAGGTCGTGCGCACAGGATTGACGCACGACCGGGCGTTTCAAACACGTGTCAAAGAGCACATCAACGGTGCAATACGCGAGCCCAAAGATCTCGGCTTGCACTGGGCGATAACGAATTTTGGTGAGGAAGCATTCAGTAGAGAAATACTAGAGAAAGAGCGGCTACCACGGATACAGGCAATGGACTGGGCGGACGAGCGGGAGAGGGCACTGATTCGTGAGCACGGCGGAATGATGCAGAACTGTGAGCCGGACACCAGGATTCGACAGACGTTTAATCTCACACCCGGGGGGCAACAAGGTAACGCGCGTAAGAGATGGGATGGCCTTCTTGCGTGCTTGCGCAAGAAGCTGATGGAGGTGTGGCCGAAGTTCAAAGCGTACTACGAGAAGCACGGGCACCTGCGCGTGCATCGACTGGACCCAGACCTTGGGAATACAGTACATAGTATCCGGTCCCAGAAATGCTTCCTGTGGCACGCGGACTTCAATGCGTGGCTGGACGCGCACGGCTTCGTCTACGACGCACGCGCGTGGCACCTGGAGGGGGAGGTGTGGCCGAAGCTCAAAGCGTACTACGAGAAGCACAGGCACCTGCGCGTGCCTCGACTGGACCCAGACCTTGGAAGGTTAGTGAATAGTATCCGATGCAAAAAATCCTTCATGTGGCACACGGACTTCAAGGCGTGGTTGGACGCGCACGGCTTCGTCTACGACGCACGCGCGTGGCACCTGGAGGGGGAGGTGTGGCCGAAGCTCAAAGCGTACTACGAGAAGCACAGGCACCTGCGCGTGCCTTTGTCGGACCCCGGCCTTGGGAATACAGTACATAGTATCCGAAGCAAAAAAACCTTCCTGTGGCACGCGGACTTCAAGGCGTGGCTGGACGCGCACGGCTTCGTCTACGACACACGCGTGTGGCACCTGGAGGGGGAGGTGTGGCCGAAGCTCAAAGCGTACTACGAGAAGCACAGGCACCTGCGCGTGCCTATCTCGGACCCCGACCTTGGAAGGATTGTGGATAGTATCCGATGCAAAAAATGCTTCCTGTGGCACGCGGACTTCAAGGCGTGGCTGCGTGAGCGCGATTTCAAAATGCATGTGCGCGATGAGAGGAAGAATGCGGAATCGCGTTGGATATAAACATTTTTAGTGCAATAATCGTTATTTCTGACATATCAGAAAATCAAAGTCAATTGTTACAAAAGACGGAGACAAGGCTCCATAGCGTTCTGGTGGTGGGGTGAAATCTATTGTCAATCATTTTTTTTCTACTCTTACTGCAAGTCAATGCCAAAGGACAATGCACCTTATTTAGTAACTCTCGCAGTGCAAGCGATAGTGCAATCAGCGTCGCAGTGGGAGAAGAATGTGCAAGCAGTGAGCAAGACCGCAGAGACACTTCTTCCACAGACCTCAACCGGACTGATTCAAGCGGCACTTCGTGTTGCAATAGCAAGAAACGATAACAGATTTACGACACTTTCTAGTCAGCAGCTATCAGAGGTGTTCAATAAGAGAGTAAACTCTTATTTCAATACTACTTTACTACAAACATTCGACGATACAATGCAATTCATACTCCGCGTGGGATGTGTTCTTTTGAGAATGGGACGCCTTGACAAAGATCCCAAATTAGCAAAACTGATTTATGATACTGGTTGTGTGAAACGTTCACTATCCGTCAGAAATATTTCTCAATTACGTAAAAATGATGTTAGTAAACTTGAAACGGACTTGAAAAACGCACAAAGGTTTAATTCTTTGATAATCAAAGATGAAGAGCTTATCTATAAGATACATAAAATCATGCTTCGAATGCCAGTTTCAAAGATGAATATGGTGACCGAATTGGCAGTCGTACTTTTCAACGCAATTGCTGATGTGTACGACCGTGAGTATAGTAAATGGGCCTCGCAGACACATGGCCCAATTCCTGCGGAGTTTCTGATGCTTCTGAATGGACTTTCAGAAGGTTCTTTTGTTGCTTTCCGTGCTACTAGTTTTTTTGACACCACAAAAGGGTTATTCGACTTATCAAACACAGAATTGAAATCAATTGATGTCTCAACACTACCGGCACGTTTGGAAGCAAAGAGAAAACTAGCAAGGGATTCAGAGACAAAACTTAAATTAAAACAATATACAAAGATTATGTATCACGCACAAACACTCTTAAAATTATATAATACAATTGTTTCTCACACACACAGTCCACAAGTGAGATCCTTAAAAAAAACATACGCCGCTCTTAAAGTCTTTCAAGAAAAGGCACCTCGAAATATATCTTTCATTTCTCAGGGGACTTTCGACTTGTCAGCCCCCTTTTTTTTGTATTCACATTACAATGATTATCCTAAAAATAACATAAATAATAAGAAGTCACCCTGATCCCAAACTTTGCCGATGTATGCTCAGTCGTCATCCTAGAGCAGTGATGAACTGGATACTATTGACTACTCGTAGTCAGTGTACGATGCATCATGAGTGTGGGTCAAAGGATCCTCATCAGTCTCCATTGGAGTGATGGAGAGTGTCTTAATTTGTTCCTGGCGGTGAACCATCATTTGAATGGTACGCACTGTCATTCCAAATCGCTTGTCGACCACCCACATTGCTCCGAATTCCACTAGTGCCTGAACATAGCTATGACCAGTAACGTAATCCAGTCCCACCAGCTGCTCGTGCGGGTCATAGACCTGGCCCTGGTATTGGCCCTGACGTACATCAAGCTTAGTACCAAGCTTAGGGTCGTACTTGGGGTCCTTTGTATTATACATGGGTGAATACCTGTCCGAGATAATATCACGACTCTTTCCACTCTCTCCAAAGAAAGCTTCCTGATTTTCATAGGCATACGTGACATTCAGCTCATCGAGTCCCTGGATCATCTTTGTGAATGAAGTCATTGAGGCAGAACCCCCCTTGAAATTCATGACAAGGTCCCACTTTGATGCCTTGCCACCCTCTCCTGGCCACTCCTTAGCACCAAATGGTGCGAACATTTTGGGCGTTTGCACAACAAGTTTCGATGCAGTACCGTTGTCCACGTAATTCATGTTACACGACTTACCGAGTCCATTCTGGTTCAACCGGCACTCCGCATAAGAGATGTTCTTCAGAACAGCCTCGACTCCATCATTTTGCCACAGAACAAGCTTTTGACCAACCATGGTGCTTTTGTATTCTAAGGCTCGATTGTATCCTTTTAAGTGAAAAAAACGCAAAAAAATGATGATTTACTACTTATTATTATTGTTGTTATTATTATTGTTGTTGTTATTATTATTGTGGCTTGACGCTTTATTTCCCACACTTGCACCCATAGGGGGAGTACCCTTTGCCGCTACACGCTTAGCCCTTTGCGTTTTCGCTACACGCTGAGTCGTTTGCGTTTTCGCTACACGCTGAGTCGTTTGTGCCGCTCTCGTTGGCGCCGCTCTCCTAGGCCTTGCCGTTTTTACCTCCTTAGTCGATTCATTTGGAAATAAATCTTGCCGAATAGTTGGGTAGCCTATATTTATTTCGACACGATTTTTATTGGACAACTCTATTTTACCATCATCGTTTACAAGTTTTCTTTGAAACAATTCTTGATTCTCAATAGACACTTTCACAATACTACTCCCTCTCTTTGTCGATGTTGGCACCCTCAAAAGATCCATTCCCAGGTTAACAAATGACACCACAGTCTTGCTCTGTCGCAATGCACTTTCTATTCTCTTCTTCACCATATCTCCAACTAATTTCGGTTGATAATATACTACTTGTCCGTTTTCCTTTTTGTAACCACCATTGTTGCGTACTTGCTCAGGTCTCAACTTAGGAACCGTGAGACTTCGACTTTGTCCGATCAATCTAAATAACTGTGAAAGATCATCATCGGTGCTATTAAAGTCTGTCACACTGGGTGTCGCGGAAGCCACTTGTATCTGACCATACCCGGGTTTTATTTTGAAGTTTCTATTATTCAAATACTTAAATTTTGATCTGTTACCGTTTGCTGCAGCTGTCTTGCAAAATTGGTTGTAGTTAAACTTGTTGTCTCCTTGGCTTGATACGTTGTTGCTGTCGTGTTTTACTGCTTCTGAAAGCATACAAAACAGATTTTGTCTTTCCACCACGTGATTTATATTTTCTTCGGATGCTGAAAGATCTTGGTTTCCAATGTATTTTTGAACTTCATCAACAATGAACAATGCATTTTGTGGCAAACTATCAAATAGATGCAGTGCCATTTGAGCTGTCATACCTACCAAACATGTTTTGGGCATGTCCGGAGGTGAACGGATCTTCTTCTGTATCTCACTTAAGAATTGCGTGTTTGCAAGAATCTTGGAAGACAGCTTGTTATTTTCGGCTAGTTTCACCCAGCACTTTATTTTATCCTCATCTGTGCTTGGCCAGGATGGATGTGTTCCGTACGGGATCCACCATAGCAACTCTGCATCCAAAGCTTTTGCATAATTCTCGTTATTTTTAAGTTTCGGAAAAAGTTGGTATTTAGCACCCTGACCACCGGTGCTATAATTATTCCTCATTTCCGCCCCGGAAGCATGAAGAATAATTTTGAGAGCCTGATCCGGTAACGTTTGCTGGGCCGATTTCATGTTTGTTGAATCAAACAACGTCTCTGCTTGATCAACTTGAACCACCTTACGAGAGGGTCTGACTATGTCGTAAATGGCAAAACCTTTCTTTAAATTTGACCCTTCTTCTGTTTCTTGTGAGCCATTTTGTTGTTTCTGTGCAACTACTTCGTCTTTATCACCAGAGTGGAGTGGATAAAAAATGGAATCAGACTCAGTAATGCTGTTTATGAGCATTCTTTGAAGTTTTAAAAAATGAAATGGTTTCGCACCTGGTGGGTTCATTAGCTTCACATTTAGAACCATGAAGAACGGGCTAACACCTTTTTTATTAGAAGTCTTCCAGTCATTGTAGTGATTGCCCAAACCTTGTTTAATTTCATGCATATCTTTCTCTTCAAAACAGTAGTCTGGACTTCCTTTTACTACGAATCGAATGAAATCGCCTTTTTGTAAGTTGTTGAAAGCATTATTATTACCATTATTGGACCAAACCTTGATGTGCGAGAGTCTCATGTTTTTAGAAGGTTCGGTGTTTGTACCATCTGCTCCAACAATGCATTGATTCGCATAGGGTCTGGCCCCTTTTAAAAACTCTTTCACAGTCGAGTACAGTTGCACTATCATTTCTTCAGTAAACTGCAAGTAAGCACCTTTACCAACCGAAAAATCAAACAACACATTTGCGTGGTCTGTTTTAATCTGCTCATATACCGACTTCATAGTTTGATTGTTTTGTTTTTGTTCAAAATGTCTCAGAAGAAGAACTGAATAGGCGTATGAAACTGTTTTAAGGTATATGTTCAGTTGAGCATACCCTTTCAAGCTGTCATTGAAATGCCTTGTGAAATTATTAGCAAATTCACCTGTACCAAAATTAGTAAGGTATTGTTGGGGGCCGGTTTGACCAGTGAAATTTGTTTTAGAGCCTCTTACAAAACCCATTGAGGGTTGTGGTACTTTGAAAAAGGGATGGTGTTCTTTACAGATGACTGCCAGAAGGTTGTTAGGGTCTCTCTTCTTACCTATTTTGGTGGGTCGCCACGATTCGACCGTAGCATATTTGTCACGAGACTTTATTTCATCGACGACAGATTTCTTAGACGTGTTTGAATCATAAGCTTCAAAGTTGACAATAACTTTTTTATGAGGAAGAGAGGATTTGAATTCCATAAAATGCGTTTTAAATTCCATGTCGTTTATCTTGTCCACTATGGACATGAAATTATTATGTTCCCTGGCCATATCTTTCACCTGGTTTGTTTCTGAAATGAAAATGATAAAGTTGCAAATGGGCGGCTCGCTTGCTTTCTTCAATGTTGGTCCATTGGTGGACACAGATGGTTCGGCCCACCATTTTATCATCCAAAAAAATATTGTGAGTAACATCAATAAAGTCTTTCCTGATCCAGCCGAGTGATACAGCAATTGACCAGTCGGTACGTAACCTGCATATTTATTTTTGATATTGCCAAGTCTGGTCGAACTCACAGCACCTGTGTATTGATGTGTCTGTAAGACACCCTCACCTATTGGGCATGGCCAGCTGTATGGCATCCCTTTTTTCAGCTTGCCATTTTCATTTTTTTTGATTGCTGTATTTTTTGTATTCATACCAGGAGTTTTAGCATGAACTTTGATTGACTTATTGGTTATATGCACATGATTCACTTGCCTGGCTGTAATATTGTTGTTCCACTTGATGTTCACATTAGACGACCATCCGCTGTGTCTGTTTTCAGCTTGTTTATTTTTCAATCGCAATGCCAGTGCTGTTGGTTGGATTTTGTTCTCTAAGGCCATGCTCATGGCCCTTTGCTCTGCTCGAGTCAAGTGATTTTGATATACTTTCCTGTAGGTTTTTCTTACCTCTGCTCGAATCTTTGCTTTTTGTGTTTCATTTTGATTTTTTAAAGTACTACTCAAGGTCTTCTCGCTATTCGGTGGCATGTCGTTACTATATGTCACAAAAAAAAAAAAATCTCATGTACAACACATGAGACCAGCGATACTTGTAGAGCAACGCACTCTTAAACGAATGAACTCAGTAAGTGAGAACATAACCAAGAAAAGTAATGGTGAAAATATAGTAAGAATTATATTAATTGCCCTTGCATTCTTTGTTGTAATTCAGATATCGACTAGAGAACCGGAACAGTCTAAGAGAGTAAAACTTAACAATGTGTTTGTTTAAGAATAGTATTTAATTAACACTGCTTTTAGGTAGAAGAACAGAAAGGAGATGATTAGCGCCTGCAAGATACTACTCGTGGCAGCAAACGCAATAGAGAAAACAAATAAAAATGTCAATATTGTACTTTGCCGCATCTTTTTTCTTGTTTTCTCGTCAACAGTGGGAGTAAGCCAGGGGTGAATGAAGGAAACGAGAACTACTAAAAAGCTTTGACATAACAAGTACATGACTTCCATTAGCGTGATTCCATCTGTGAGCACAACTTTCATATTAAAAGTAGACCAGATAAAAAAACATGACAGATGAGAATGACTACACGCAGTGGACTCAAAACACGAGCAAACATGTTTGAACTATTACCACTGGAAATTGTAAGTGTGGTCTTCTCATCAATGAAGTTCGCACACATAGCTAAATGTGCCGAAATCAACAAAACAGTGCTGGCACATGTTGATTATTTTATGCAAAATGTTGATGTCATTGAAGAGAAGATACCAGTAGGATGCGTCAAGTACGTTGTCGATAAGTGCCACTGTGTGCACACACTACCTTACGTGTGTGGAAGAGGCTTATTGGATCTTTCCACTATGAAGACACTTTTGCGGCGATGGCCTAACACGTTGCTTCTTGACTGGAATATGACAACCCCCCCAATAATGTCATCATTTCTGGCGGGTGCTGCTTTTCAAAACCTCAATCAGGTACAGCAGTTGACACTGAAAGTGATCGACCAAAGAAACTTTTCTATGACAGACATGAACCTTCACTACATGAATCTAAAGAGTCTACACATTGATGCCGAAGGTTGTTGTCTTGAACGTATCTTACTCTCATTGAATTGTCGATGCTGGGATGTCGAGAGTCTCTACTTACGTGGGGATGTGGTGAATCTTGCATCAATCATGATGAAATTACCGCATATTTCAGATGGTATCACCATCATTAATACAAATGATGCTTTTGTTGCAATCAACTCTGAAACTGAACACGGCATCCGATACTTGATTAATGGTTCGATCAAGAGAGTCAAGTTGATCAATATCATCAAGTTCTGCTGCGAACCACCATCCAACTGTTCGATTGTTGACTTGTTGATTTGTGCTGTCACTGGTAGTGTGTTCGATGCAAAAGGTATCATCTGGGAGGTAGACAGATTGCAAGCTGACATGATTGAAGCACTACTTGACACCTCAATGAGTGTACAATGTGGTGTTTTCCAGTCTGAAATGACGAAGGTTGTTGATCTACAAAAACAATATGTCAATCGATTGAAGATCACTTCAATCGTTTCTTAGATCTTCTACTTGGGCGGTTTGGGGGAGTTGTAGATAGGTTTAATGATTCTAAATTACTTAATAGGTTTGATAAATCCGAATCGCCATTGTACCCAGACTGATTTTCCGTTCCCGGTGACTTTAGTGACTTTTGTGACTTTTGTGACTTTTTCCGCTTTTCCCTCGGGATCATTATATTAACTAAGCATAAATTTTTACAATTCCCCATAGGTTAAAAAATATATAAATTCAATTTAGGTAAACACATGCACAAACTGCATATTACACTAGAAGGAAACATTGGGGTCGGGAAATCTACCATATTATCAAATGTCTATGAGCACTTTGGGGTAGATGCGGGTATAAGCTATGCTTGGGAGCCAGTGCACGACTGGAACACGCATGGATTTTTAGAGGGCATGTACATAGGCAAAATACCTCATTCTGAATTCCAACACACTGTTCTAAACAGTATGTTCCGTGAAACATACAATAATCTCGCAAACACTGACATACTACTGCAAGAGAGAAGCATGGATACAACGCTTCAAGTGTTTACAAAGTGTAATGTCAAGGATGAAGGCAGCTTGAATATAATCCAATATTGCTATGATAATTTAAAACGCATACTTGAGTCACGATACATCATAAGCACACATAGAATATACCTCAGAATACAACCACACATCGCCTTTTTAAGAACCTCATCAAGATCAAGAAAATCTGAAGCTTCAATCAGTCAGAGCTACATCAAGAAGATAAACGACGCATACGAGCAATGGATCGGTTTCATCGAAAATGAGCACACCACAATAATAGACGCTTCGAAAAGCATAGACGAAGTCACAAAAGATGTGATAAAAACGATAAACCAGCTCATAACAAATCAGAAAACTCCCAAAAGATTATTTGCGTAACAGAATCTCCGTCCAGTCCAAATGTAAGTGGGGGGCCTCAATTGCTGGCCGCTACCGCTACTCCTCCTAGTAGGAGAACTCCTCCCAAAATTGGTAATTGATTATCACTTATGGTCTTCATTAGGTCGTCGTCGTCGTCACTGCCGCTGCTGCTACTGCTGCTACTGCTGCTTTCTGAGTCGGTTTCTGGCTCCACACCCGAGCCCGAACCCGAACCCGAACCCGAACCCGAACCCGAGCCCGAACCCGA